AAGTCAACTGGTATTTATTCAGTTTATTATAACAAATGGTTGGTTAAACCAATAAAAAAAATTGTAAATATAGATACAATTAAATTAAAAGAAAAATCTTCATATTTTATGAATGAAATTGATAAATTAAATGAAATTGTTAATATTAATAATTTCATGATTAAATATAATCAATTAAAAAATAAAATAAAAAATTATAGAATTAAAGGTTTAGAGACAGGTGGTGAGTTTTCAACTGAAAATCTTGTGTTTAAAGTTTTACGTAATAACGGATATTTGGATAAAATGAGAGAATATAAAAACGATTTTATTGCTAAAGAATTAAGTGTTTAATTTATTTAAATTCTAATTTTTTATAAAAAAAACCAATTTTAACGAAAATTAAAGTATTTATAAAAAAATTATTAATTAATATATAAAATTCAAAAAAATGAGTAAATCTATCAATAAGGAATCATACTTCAAAAGATTAAGAGAATTAGCTGAAGTAGATAAAACTAAAGTAAAAGTAAATCAAATTAGTGAAGGTACTTTAATTGATTTTCAAGTAGCAAAAAATGGTGTGGCATATGGTATTATTAAAGAAAATCATAATTATTTCATAAAAAAAGCCAATAATAAAAATCCAAAAGATGTTTATGATTTCAGCTATATTGGTGGACTTGAAAATATTAATGAATATAAATATAAAGCACTCAGTGAGGCATTAAAAAACAGAAATTTTTTGTTTAATACTATTGAAGAAGCTGATGGAATTAAAGTAAATTCATCAATGACAAAATTAATTCTTGAAGGTAAAAAGAAAGAAAAAAATGAAGATGCAACTGATGATGCAATAAAAAAATCAGCAGAAAAAATTTCAGATTTAGATGTTGCTACTGAAAAAGAAAAAGAAGAAGATAATACTGAAATGCAACCAGAACCTGTTGATGATATGCCTGTTGACGGTGAAGAAGGTGGTGAAGAACTTCCTGTTGATGATTTACCTGTTGATGGTGAAGAAGGTGGTGAAGAACTTCCTGTTGATGATTTACCTGTTGATGATTTACCTGTTGATGGTGAAGAGGGTGGTGAAGAACTTCCTGTTGATGGTGAAGAAGGTGGTGAAGAATCAGACCTTGATATGGATGATATTGAAACCGATGAAATAAAAAAAATGATAGGTAAAGTAACCAATAAAATTCGTGAAACTGAAATGACACCAGTTGAAGTTAAATCAGCAATTAATTCATTTTTGGCATCATTTAAAGATAAACTACCTGAAGTTGAGGTGGAAGATAGAAAAAAGATGGCTGAAAAAATAATGAAAGTTATTGAAAAACCAGAAGATGATTTGGAAGGTGTTGTTGATGAAAACATGGACGATGTTGAGCAATGTGATGAATGTGGTTCATTCGTTGAATATGCTGTTGCAAACGGATATGATAAAGATTCATTATTAGAATGTGATGATGAAGAAAAAGCAAGTTTAATTAATTCATATATTAATGCACATAATGACGGTAAAAATGACGGTGATAAAGAAGTTGTTGAGTTATTTATGAATGAAACAATAAAAAATACGCTTGTAAATGAATATGGTCATGATGAATATGTTAATAATTTAACATCTCCAGAAGATAGTGAAATTGATGGTGAAGCTAAAATGAACGCAATTAATGAACTTAATTGGGGAAGTGCTCTTAAAACAGGTTTAAAATTTGGTAAAAAAGCTGGAACTGCTGTTGCTGATAAAGCTAAACAAGTTGGTAATGCTGCATATGATAAGGTAAAACAAGCTGGAACTGCTGTTGCTGATAAAGCTAAACAGGTTGGTGGTGATATTAAAGCAGATTATAATCGTAATGTGCAAAATAAGGTTGCTGGACAAATTGAAAAAATTGCTGCCGAATTAAGGGCAAAAATTGAAGATTTAAATAATAGAACTATTGCTGGTGGTGGTGAACCATTAAACATGAGTTCAGTAATTTCAACAATTGCTAATCAACTTCGTGGAAAAACAGGTCAAGCAAATTTATCTAAATATAGAGTTGCAAATGAAGGTGATTTAATGGAAAACGAAGAAGAACCACAAAATGATGTTGGTTTTGCCCCTGTTGCTGATACTTTGGGTGTTAATACTCCTGCGGTTAATAAAACAACTAATGGTGTTGACATTAATGTAAATCCAGACAGGTCGGTTAATATTTCAATGAATGAGAATATGAATGAACTTTCAACAGGTTTAGCACGTAAGGCGGGTGAATTAGCACTTGATAAAGCAGAAACCTCAATTAATGACCCATTAACACGTCAGATTAAACATAGTCAAAAAAATAAATTTAGTCATTATATTAATCCAGAAACAATAAAATATTTTCGTAACATGGGGGTTACTGTTAATGGTACTCCTGATGGTATAATATTAATTGTAAAAACACCATCAATGATTGAAACAGTAAAAATTTTAGTTACTTCTAATGGTTATAATGTTATTCAGGGTGATATTAATGTTATTGATTCATCACTTCAAAGAAAACTAAATGTTGGTATTAAAAGGGCACAACAAGACTTGCAAGAACCAACAGCAAGTAATGAACTTGAAGAATCCGAAAAGAAAATCAGAAAATATGTTCATAATCGTTTATTGGAAATTACTGGAAAGAAAAAGGTAACAATTAATGAATCAAAAAAACCAGAAATATTAAAAAAACTTGATGAAATGATTCTTAGAGAATATAATAAAAATATACAGAAAAATAAAAAATAATTAATAATTAACTAATATTTAAAAAGACTTGCAATTATGTAAGTCTTTTTTTATTTTTACATGTTAAAAATATATATCATGAATGATAAATTAAATAAAAGCGAATTAAAATTAATATATGTTCTTAAAGTTGGTTATAATACAAAAAATGAGGGAATATATGAGTTTATTTTTTCAAAAAATATAACAAATATTCTTGTTGAGGATTGGAATTGGGACATTTCACCAGCAATTGATAATGCAAAACCACCAACAGAAGATTATTACGAAACAATCATAACAATTAAAACAAGTTCATTTGATTTATTTTGTTTACATGAAGCTGTTGATAGAGAATATATGCATGGATATCATAATATTCATGCCCTTGCTTATGAAATCGAAAGAGAGGATGATGGAACAAATGGTTTTGATGATTATGAACAATTAATGAGTGTTGAAACAGACTTACCATTATTGGTGTTTCATTATGGAATGAGTTTAGAAACAATTGAAAATATGTTTAAACCAAGAAAATTTGTTTTAAGGGGAGATCAATTTCTTGAATCAAAATCAATTAAGTTCGTTGATTAACTTTTTTAACAGCCATTGTATTTATAATAAATTATAAAATATATGGCTGTTAAAAAAACAGAAAATAAAATAAACGAAACTCAATTACCCGAACACATTGCGCCTATTGTACGTAATATTGATGAAGAACAACGAAAAAAAGATGAAATTCGTGAATTAATAAAAAAATTACGTGAAAAAACAGGTAAATATGAACCATATGTTCGTACTATTGATGGTAAATTAAAAAAAGCCAGTGATTTAAATATTAGAGAACAAGAACATGAGTTTATTAAATGTGCAACCAATCCCATATATTTTATTGAAACTTATCTAACAATTTTTGACCAAACAAAGGGAACTGCTGGGGAAATTGTTCCATTTATCTTATTTGATTTTCAAAAAGAACTAATAAATACATATCAAAATGATAGATTTGTAATCGCAAATAAATATCGTCAAGCTGGTATATCAACAGCAACATGTGCATATATTTCATGGTATGTTATGTTTAATTCCAATCGTAGCGTTGCGATTGTTGCTGATAAATTAGAGACAGCAAGAGATGAATTAATGAATGATGTTGTTGAATTTATTGAAAATTGTCCATCTTGGTTAAAACCCAAAACAGGAAAAGAATCCGAAGGTGGTAAATTAAAAGACACACAAAAATTAAAAAGATATGATAATGGTTCAACATTAAGTGCATTCTCATCAAAAGGTTTAAGGGGTTATACACCAACATTATTATTTTGGGATGAAACTGCATGGACGGAAAAGGGTGATAAATTTTGGACATCAGCACAACCAACATTACAAACTGGTGGTAGTGCAATTATGGTATCAACACCATCTGGATTAGACCCTGTTTTTTATAAAACCTTTGAAGGTGCAAGACGACCAGAAGGTGATTCATTAAAAAATAACTTTAAGGCTGTTTTATTGTATTGGTTTAATGACCCAAGATATAATGAGGGTTTGGTTTGGTTAAAAAATAAAGGTAAAAAGAACGAAATTAAATTAGTTGATGAAAACTTTTCTAAAGAAAAAAGAATCCAATTAATGGATGATAAGTGGGAAGCATCATCTCCTTGGTATGAAGAACAAGTAAAAAACGCTAATGGGGATATGCGTAAAATTGCCCAAGAAATTCTTGGAAGTTTTTTAGGTTCTGGTGATAATTTTATTGCTGAAGATTTTCTAAAGCGAATTGAAGAATATGAAATTCGGGTTCCAATTCGTCAAGAATATAACGATAAAAATATGTGGATTTGGGAGGACCCTCAATACGGTGAAGAGTATATTGTTGCTGTGGACGCATCTCCTGGGCATGGTGAGGATAGTTCAACAATCAATATATTAAAAAGAAAAGAGTTTATTGAAGAAAAAATTGTTAATAAAAACGGAAAACAAAAAAAAATTAAAGTTAAACGATTTAAAGTAGAACAAGTTGCCGAATATTACGGTAAAATAGCACCACAAATGTTAGCTGAAATTGTCTATATTTATGCGAAATCATATAATAATGGATATGTTGTTGTTGATATAACAGGTGGTTACGGTATTCAAACAGTCAATAAATTATTGGAAATAGGTTATGATAATATTCATTATGCTGAAGTAAACCACAAACCATCACGTGATATGTTAGCTGGTTATGTTAAACAAGGCAATAAAATAATGCCTGATGGAAAAACAATGACAGTTGATTTAATTCCTGGTTTTTTTATTGGTAATAATCGTGCATCTGTTCTACTTGAACTTCAAAGATCAATACATTTGGGTGATATTATTATTCGTTCAATTCGTTTATTAACCGAATTGAAAACATTCATCACAGTCCCAGGAAATCGTGTCGCAGACCATAAAAGAAGTTTTCATGATGATAGTATAATGGGATTAGCAATTGGTTTATTTGTTATAAACTATGATATGGCAAGATTTAAAGAATCCGATACATTAAAAGAAATAATGATGAATTCTTTTATTAATATTAATAAAACAAACGAACATGAAATAAGAAAAAAACAACCAACCGTTATACAAAGAAATAATCCATATGGGGCTAATGCTTGGTTGTTTCAAGGGAAAAAAATATAATTATTTTAAATTTAAAATAAATTTCATGTTTCCAGAATCGTATATTCTAAAAAATCCTCGTTCATCCATAATCTGAAATTCAGTTAAATTTTTATCATAACCATCTTTAACTAAAACATTCTTTCTATATGTATAACGATATTCTCTATGTAATGATTTTTTCTTAAAATAAAAATAATTTGGTTGTGTGTTATATAAAAATTTAAATCCTAAGCTTTTATACAAATTTCCATTTGAATATCTTCTATCAGCAAAAGTAATTATACTTTCGGGTGAATAATGATCTATGAAATATTTTAATAACCTACTTGCTCCACCAACAACATTTAATTCTTTTTTATTACAAAATCTTAACATTTCATATTCATTATTATCTATAATGTTTTTATTTCCCATTGAAACCCTTTTCTTTCCAAATGTCATTAATGAAACCAAAATATCGTTATAAAATAACCCAATTTTAATTTTACTGCCAACAGTACCTTGTAAATGATTTTCATTTAAAAATAAACTACTTTCTTTTGAATTAATTTCTCTTATTTTACATTTACGTGCAAATATTTTATTTTCTATTAAACCTAATTTTGATTTTATTATTGACATAACAACATCCTGTTTATTTAACCATTCATCCTCAAAAACATGTATTAATTGAATATTATTTTTTTCACATAAATCAGTTTTCATTAAATGGTATTTTTTATCTTTAAATCTTGTTGAATGCCAATATAAACCATCATACTCTATTCCAATATTATATTTAGGAATAAAAATATCAATTTCAAAACCATTTATTTTATGTTTTGTTGTTTTAATTTTCAATTCGTTTTCAATCCAATTTTTTAAATTAATTTCTTCTTTTGAAATAATATTACCACAAATTGGACAACCCTTAACCGACAAATGATCATTGGGGGTTTGTTCAAACTCACCATGCTTTGGACAAATTATTTTAATTGGTGTTTTTGCATTCTCATATTCAACTAATGAATAATCATACTTATTATTGTGTATTAAATTAGCTTTATTTTTAAACTCACTACCATAATTATCAGTTCTATTATTCCCATTTAATTCAAATCCACACTTAGGACAACCATGATTATAGTGATTTTCTGCAATCTGTTCAAACATGCCGTGAATTGGACAAATTATTTTAATTTTAGATTTAATATCTTTATAAATAACTAATGAATAATCATATTTATTCCCATGCACTTTTTTTACCTTATTAATATATTCTTCTTTAGTTTGTTTAATTGAATTTTTACATTTTCCACAACCCTGTCCTGATAAATGTGCATCCCCTCTTTGATAAAATAATCCATGTTTTGGACAAATAATACCTATTTTATTACGTATTCGAAATATATCTGGCTTTATATAACTATATTTATTATTATGTATTTTATTTCCATCAGTAACAAACAATTCAAATGTTCTTCTTTTACCCCCCATTTACTAAAAATTTTAATAAATAACAAAAATAATAAAAGTATTTATTATAAACATTAACTTTTGAAAAAAAACAAGTATTTATAATTAAATATAAAATTTTATAATATTATGGCAGAACAAAAAAAACCAACAACATATCAAATATTAAATAAACTGATGAATCAGGGTTTTAATAATGATAATTTAGTTGATACGACAGGTTCATATCTTGGAAATAATACCCAACCAAAAATTATTATTAAGGGAAAAACTCCTCAAGATATTAAAGCAAAAGCACTTGAAATTGAACAACAAAGAACAATTAGAGAAAAATTCTTTAAATCAACCGAAAGGGGTTTTCAAAAAGCACTTCAATATGAGGCTGCTCGTCTGCCTGCATACATGGATTACGAGGGAATGGAATATTATCCGCTCATTTCATCAGCACTTGATTTATTTATGGAAGAAGCAACAACATTTGGTACAAATGGAAAAATGTTGGAAATTTTTTCAGAAAAGGAAAGAATTAAAAATATTTTAGAAGATTTATTTTATAATAAAATTAATGTTAATGTTAATTTACCGTTTTGGACAAGAAATACTGTTAAATATGGTGATAATTTTGTTTTGTTATATGGTGAAAATGGTACAGGTTTAAGTAGTGTAAAACAGTTAGTTAATTTTGAAATTGAACGAATAGAAAGGGTTGAAAAGGGAAAGGTTATTGTAAAATTCAAAGATAGAATGACAGGGGTTGAATTCAATGCTTTTGAAGTGGCACATTTTAGATTATTGGGAGACGACAAGTATATTCCCTACGGAAGTTCAGTATTAAATAAAATAAGGCGTGTTTTTAGACAATTGGTGATGGCAGAAGATGCGATGTTAACTTATCGTATTATACGTGCTGGTGAGAAAAAGGTATATAAAATTGATGTTGGTAATATTGATGATGATGATATTGAAGAATATGTAATGAATGTTGCCACAAAATTAAAACGTATTCCTCAAGTTAACCCCGATAGTGGTCAAATTGATTATCGTTTTAACATTTTAAACAATGATGAAGATATTTTCTTGCCCGTAAGAAACGGTAATTCACAAACAGGTGTTGAAACATTGCCAGGAGCAAGCAATCTAAACGATATCAACGATATAGAGTATTTGAGAGACAATTTATTTATGGGGCTTGGAATTCCCAAACCATTTTTATCGTTTCAAGATGCTGCTGGTGGTGGTAAAAACCTTGCACAATATGATATTAGATTTGGGAAAAAAATCAATCGTATTCAACAAACAATGATTCAAGAATTAAATAAAATTGCTATTATTCATTTATTTTTATTAGGTTATAGAGGTGATGAATTAAACAATTTTACTTTAAGAATGGCAAATCCATCAACTCAACAGGAATTATTGGTAGCGCAATTATTAAGAGAAAAGGCACAAACATATACTGAATTAACCAGAGGTGAAGGTGGTATTGCAGCAATGTCGCATACTGAAGCAAAAAGGTTAATATTTGGCATGTCTGATGCTAAAATTGTTCAAGACCTTAAAGAACAAAAAATGGAAAAAGTTATTATGCAAGAACTTGCTGATTCACCTGTACTTATTAAGAAAACAGGATTATTTAAAGATATTGACAATAAATATGGTGATGAAGAAGCAGCAGAATTGGCACAACAACAAGATAAAAACCCAGAAGGTGGAGGTGAATCACCAATGGGTGATGGATTACCTGATATGGGTGGTGGATTACCTGATATGGGTGGTGGTGCTCCACCGCCAATGGGTGGTGGTGCTCCTGAAGGTGGTATGAATATGGAAGGTATAAATTCTCAAAAAACCATTGATTATAATAGTGTTGTTAATAGGCTGGTTTATGGTGAACCAAAAGAAATTGAAAAAACAGATAAACTATTAATTGAAAACGAATCGATGGTTGAAACTGCACAAAAAATGATTGAGGAAATAAATAATGAAATTGGTGAAGAAAAAAATGATTT